ATTGAGAGAGACATATCATAAGCGGTCGTATACACGTTAACCATGCACACTTTGAAATATCTGGTTATACTTTATATTAACGTCATAACGTCATAACGTCATAAAGGTACACTCAAGTGATTGTTTTTATTGAGTTTCCCAATATGACGTTTTACATGACGTTTCGCATGACGTCACTTAAGCGACAAGGTCAAGCTGTGCTTTTTCCTTGTACTTTGAAAGCTCCTTGATCATAGCGTCGAGATGATCTGGCTGTGCTTTGTACTGTCGAGCCGCCCAAACCTTGACGTCAAATTCTTTCTTCTCAGTCTCAGCTTTAGGTGGGTCAATGTGCCATTGTGGGACGTCTGTGAAAAGGTGCAAGCAGAAATCATGTGCGTCTGCAAATTTTTCTTCTGCCTCTTTTCTAGCGTTTTTGTTCACAGTGTACTGGTTCTTTTGTTTGTTCCAAGTGACCAACCCGTTGTCCTTTATCCAACGCTTGATGCGCTGTTGGTTGATGCCATTGGTTGCTTGCAACAACCTTGTAAAGAATGTTGCGTCGCCGTCTTTCAGTACATACCCAGCTGCATTGCAGAGTACTTCATGAACATTGTTTCTGATAGCTTCAGATGACTTTCTGATGCCACCAATTTTGATACCCATTTGCTTTGATGTAAGCATACTTTTCTCCATTGTTTGTTAAAAGATTAAGGTACTGCACACTCTCGGAATGTACAGTATGTAACCTTTTGAGTTACGAGCCCGCCGAACTTAATCGGTGAGGACGCTCCATGCTTTGCATATATATGGCATGGCTACGCTACCCTATCGCCCCAACTAAAGACCCCAAGCTCTCTGACACCCGTACTTCCATGGCTCTCCACCACCGCCGTGTCGTCTCCCCTCAGCCCGCGAGGGAATACACGCATCACATGTTACTGCTTTGCTAGTACCCACTACCGCGAGGAGCTGTCTGCCTAAGAGAATACTCGTTGTTTCGCAAGCTATTACATCTCTCAATAACGCGCTAGGGTAAACAAGGGGAGGGGAGGGGACGAGGGGGTGGGCCCCCCGCCCCAGCCCTTATGTATCCCGTTCATCGCAACCCCTGTTTTTTCTATTGTTCCCCTTTTGTTCTTCGTCATGCTGCTAGTTGACCAAAAGAAGCGCATCTGTTAACGTGTGGCTATGACAGAACGTGTTAACCATGTGATAGACCCTACGAAAGTCCATGAACCTATCTTGACTCCTGCTGAGCTAGCCAAGATCGAGGAAGATCCGTCCCTAATGGAGACAGTCGCGCGCCTTCTAGGGGCGGTGAACCTTGATAATCTTTTTAGAACTATGCAAAGCCCGGAGGTAAACCCGACTGCCCGTATAGAATTTCAAAAGTTACTCAATAAAATGGGCAGATTAGAACCTGACAGCAAAGCCGACGTCTCTGGGGCGGGCCCGCAGGTGGTAATCAACATCACACGCGCTAAAGATCAGGAAGATGCCATAACAATTGAGGGTCAGGCTATAGACGATGGCTCATGAAATCAATTTTGAGGTCATAAAGAGCCTCGATGAGTTCTTTTACAGCGAAAAATTCATCTCGTTGGCTGTTGGGCCCGTAGGATCGACGAAAACTACAGCCGGAATCATGAAAATACTGCATCATGCGGCTAGAATGGCCCCATGTAAGGACGGAATACGCCGTTCTAGGGCAATTTGGGTGCGAAATACACGTGAACAGCTGCGAGATACGTCTATTCCGGACTTCTTGAAGTGGATTCCTGATGGAATTATGGGTAGTTTTCTCAAAACTGAGTACAAATTCATCATAAAAGTAGGCGATATTGAGTGTGAAGTGCTGTTTAGAGGGCTGGATGACGCTAATGATGTGCGTAGATTGCTGTCTTTACAGGCTAGTTTCTTCATTTTTGACGAATTTAGGGAGATTCACCCCGATATTTACAACGCTGCACAGGGTAGAATAGGGCGATATCCGGACAAAATGATGAATGGAGTGGGGTGTCAGACCGATAATGGAGTGCCAAATATGCACCTTTGGGGCATGACAAACCCCCCTGATATGGACACATATTGGGAAGATTTGCTCACAGACCCCCCTGAAAACGTCCATGTTACCCTTCAACCGAGCGGAATGAGCCCTGAAGCAGACTGGGTTAAGTATTTACCTGATGATTATTACGATAATCTGTCTCAAGGTAAGACGGAAGACTGGGTGGATGTGTACATACACGCCCAGTTTGGTAAGTCTTTAAGTGGACAACCCGTATTTAGATCGTTCGACAGGTCAGTGCACGTGGCGGAGGAAGAGCTCAAACCAATGTTTACAGACAGTCCACTGATAATAGGTGTCGACGCCGGACTGACGCCTGCTGCAGTCATCGGCAACGTTGCATACGACGGTCGCCTGATAGTTTATGATTCACTTATCTCTGATGGCATGGGTGCGTTACGATTTGTTAGAGAAAGACTGAAACCTCTGTTGGCGAACAAATATGGAGGACGAAAAGCTGTGGTGATAATCGACCCTGCTGCGTTTCAACGCGTACAGACTGACGAACGTACGGTAGCTGACATCTACAAGAACGAAGGGTTTAGTATACGACCTGCGCGAACGAACTCTGTAGCGGCTAGAATATCTGCAGTCGACAAATACCTTACACGTGTGGTCGACGGCAAGTACGGATTTATTGCCTGCCCTATCAATGCTGGCAATTTGATACAGGCTCTTGCAGGAAAATACAGGTACAAAATAAATACGAAGGGGGTACGTGACGAGAAGCCAGAAAAATCCCACCCGTGGTCTGACATAGCTGATGCGTTTCAGTATATGTGTTTGCATGCAGACGGTGGAGAAGTTTTTGGCGCTATGGGTTTTAACGTGCAGAGAAAGGAAGTCGTTAAAGTGTCAGCTGCAGGGTGGACATAATCTGTTGACGCGTTATCGGTTTGATGATATTTGTAGTGAAGACTGTGATATTTGTTTTAGTACTATTGAAAGGATCGGAAATAGTGGACGAAGGAGTAGTTGGCAACTATCAAACGTGTTCATGGCACGTTTCTAAAATTAATGTTGCAGGGACTGGCAGTCCGTACTCAGCTTATTGCCGACCAGAATTAAAAGACATTAAAGAAGAAGAATGAACCTTGGCCCCTCTATAATACCTGTTGCGCGTTCTAGTGATATAGAAGCAGAAGCGCAACGACAGTCTGATATGAATCAAAATACTCCTATGGCGCAAGGGCTTGCAGCTCATGTACGGCATCGTTGGGAAATGATGCGTGAGCATTTTAGAGACGAGTTAGAAGACAGACTTATAGATTGTCTTCGTGCGCGAAACATGGAGTATGATCCGAATAAATTAGCTGAGATACGAGAGCATGGGGGCTCAGAAATTTTTATGGGTATCGTAAGCGCAAAGTGTCGTACAGCGACAGCTTGGCTTAGAGATACACTTTTAGGGCAAGGTAATGATAAACCGTGGTCACTTTCTGCGACGCCAATACCTGAAGTACCTCCTGATGTTGCGGCTACAATGCAGAGCATAATGAGAGAAAATCTTATAGCATATTATCAAGCGGGTAATACTCCTCCAACACAAGATGAGTTAAAGGAGTTAGCCAGTAGTATGAAAGATACTGCTATGCGAGCTATGAAGTTTGAAGCTGAAAAACGTGTTGAGCGCATGGAAAAAAAGATGGAAGACCAAATGACAGAAGGTGGATATACTAAAGCGTTGTTTGAGTTTACCAACGATATTGCTACTTTTCCATATGCAATTATGAAAGGGCCTACTCCTAGAAAACGAAAAACAATGAAGTATGTCGATGGGGGTTTAGGAGTTGTAGAAGTTATTAGAGATGAATGGGAGCGAGTTGACCCATTTAAATTTTATTGGTGTCCTTGGGGCGATGATGTACAAAATATGCCTGTAATAGAAGTACACCATCTTACTCGTGAAGATGTAGAAAATATGATTGGGGTAGAAGGATATGATGAAGCTTCTGTACGTTCTCTTTTAGTAGATTTTGGTGCGGGAGGAATGAACTGGCTCGATGAAGAGCACCAAGAATATGAAGACGTGACAAGCGTTGATATGGATGAAGCTAGCTCAGATGTTGTTGCAGCTGTACAATTGTGGGACACAATACCCGGAGATTTACTATTAGATTGGGGGTTATCTGAAGAAGAAATTCCTGACCCACAAAAATCTTATCCTTGTGAAGTATGGATGGTAAATAACACTGTCATTCGTGCTGTTCTGAATTATGACCCGCTTGGTCGTAAACCTTACTACGTTACCTCGTTCGAGAAAGTTCCAGGTCGCCTAGACGGTAACGGAGTCGCTGACTTGTGTATGGACGCTCAGAATATGTGTAACGCTGCTGCCAGAGCTCTTGCAAATAACATGGGTATATCTTCCGGCCCTCAAGTTGGTGTAAATATCAGTCGTCTCCCTCCGGGCGAGGACATCACACAGATGCACCCTTGGAAAATCTGGCAGTTTCAAGCTTCTGATTATAATGATTCCTCGCCCCCAATGACATTTTTTCAGCCAAATTCTAATGCTGCAGAGCTCTTAGGAGTATTTGATAAGTTCATGATTTTGGCTGATGAGGTGTCTGGTATACCCAAATATATGACAGGCTCCCATGTGCCGGGTGCAGGACGAACTTCGTCTGGTCTGTCAATGCTTATGAGCAATGCAGGGAAATCTATCAAGCAGGTTATAAGTAATATTGATTTTGACGTTTTACGTCCAATGCTCGAGCGACAATACCAGAGAAACCTCAGATATGCTGAAGATCCTGATCTTGTTGGTGACGTACAGATACTAGCGCGAGGCGCTATGTCTCTGGTTGTTAAAGAAACAGAAGCTGTACGTAAAAACGAGTTTTTGCGTCTTGTACTGGAAAGTCCAATTGCACAACAGATTGTTGGGCTTCCGGGCACTGCAGAGCTTATGCGTGATATGGCAGGCAATCTTAATACAAATGTTGATCGTCTGGTTCCATCTCGTGAAGATGTTCAAAAACAACAAGAGATTGCTCAGCAGCAGGCTGCGATGTTGCAACAAATGCAAGCTCAAGCAGCCCAAGAAAATTTGCAGGAAGATGGTACACCTCAAGGCGGACGTCAACAAAATTTAGTTAGCCCTAGACCAAATGGACAATAGCGTCGAAGAAATAATTAAAATTTACGAAGAAGCGTTAGAAGAAATAAAGGGCATAGCTCATGTTTCTGAAGGCAGAGCTGCTGCATTTTATGGAATGCTTGCAGAAAATGCCCTAAAGAAAGCAAAAGAGCTAAATACACAACCTGTTGACACGATATAACATATTTAGTATTCTTGCCCCATGATTGACTTGAATCTTTGTGATAAGCAGCAAATAAATGCGCTGCTAAGAATAAAAGAAACAGGCAATAACGCTCTGATAGCACTGCTAGAGGAGCAAACTGAAAAAGCCGTTTCGCGGCTACTGCAAGCAGATGATATGGCCACAATCCACCGTCTGCAAGGTCGTTGCGAAGCATTTAAAGATTTACTGAAGGCAATTGACGATTCGCCTAAAGTAGCAAACCGCTCGTAAGAGCACGACGAAGCAGACCAAAGACGGGAGTAGCTTACCTTCGGGCGCTACAAAACAGAGTTGGAGCTTTAAGGAGAAAAATATGGCGTTACCAAAACAGGTACAGAAACAATTAGACGAAGTTGAAGAGCTCGAGAAAGCGTTACAAGCCCAATCTGACTCTAAAACAGAAGAAACTACTTCTGAAGAAGAGATCAAACCGGATACTGAGACAAAATCTGAGACAGAAACAGAGGTTAAACAAGCTGAACCTGAGGAAGTAAAGCCAGCTGACACGCCACCGACGGACGTAGAGGTTGATTTTAAGCAGAAGTACAGCACTCTTAAGGGTAAGTACGATGTTGAAGTTCCTAGGCTGCATCAACAAGTTAAGCAGCTAACAGAACAATTAGACTCTTTCCAAAAGGAAATGACTGCAAAAAAAGAAGAGCCGACAAAGCCGAAGGAGAAAGTCAGTTTAGTGACTGATGCAGATCGAGAAGAGTTTGGTGAAGATTTGTTGAACGTCCAACGTAAAGTTGCTCAAGAAGTTGCTCAGGATTATGAGGAAAAACTAGAGCAGCAAAATAAAATTATTAAGGAACTGCAAGAACAAATTGCAGGTACTAATAAACAAGTTGGAGATGTCGGCTTTAGTCAGAGATTAATGAACTTAGTTCCTGATTTTGCTCAAATCGACAATGATGAACGTTGGATAGCGTGGTTAAATGAACATGATCCTATGTTACGTGCCCCGCGAAGAGTTCAAGCTCAGGAAGCATTTGATAAAGGCGATGCAGAAGCTATAGCGGATTACGTAAAGCTTTGGAAAGCATCATTACCTGAAACATCAAATGAACCTGAAAAACCTGTAGCTAAACAAGAACTTGAAAAGCAGGTCGCGCCAAATCGGAGTGCTAACTCTGTAAAATCGCCCGTAACTCCAACTGGCAAAATCTACTCTGCAAGAGATATAGATAGTGCTTGGTCAAAAGTTCGGACGTTAAATACAAGAGGAAAGTATGAAGAAGCGGCAAAACTTGAAGCGGAACTGACTGCTGCATATATGGAAAATCGAGTTAAGATCCCATCTTAACACGTTAACTGGAAAGCAGCCGTCTTAACACTAACTTTTAAAGGAGGCCCAAAATGGCTGCTGTATTTCCCGTCGTAGGCTCCGGCGCATTCGACACAAACCCGTCGTATTCCTCGACATTTATTCCTCAGCTTTGGTCGCAGAAGCTGAATGCAAAATTTTATGCGAACACCATGATGACTGAAATCGCTAACACTGATTGGGAAGGCGAGATTCAAAATCAGGGTGACACAATCACAATTCGTACTGCTCCATCAATCACTATTAATGATTACACTGGCGCTGGTATGACACTAAGTGATGAGGTTCCAGTACCTATTACCGTTGATATGCAAATCAATAAAGGTAAATACTTTAGTGTTCAGGTAAATGATGTGCTTGCTTATCAAGCCGACATGGATCTTATGAACATGTTTACTGAGGATGCTGCAAAGCAACTTAAAATTGCAATCGAGAACGAAGTATTTTTTCAGTACTTTGTAACCGAAGGCGCAGCGGCAGCAAACAAAGGTACTACTGCAGGTGCAAAATCTGGAGCTTATAACTTAGGGTCAGATAGTGCGCC